CAACATGGCAGTCTGTTTACAAGATGCCTAAGAAATACTTTGAACAGTTTGATTGTGTTATCGGTGACGAAGCTCATATGTTTAAGGCAAAGTCACTTACAAGTATCATGACCAAGTTACACCAGTGTAAGTATAGATTTGGATTCACTGGAACACTGGATGGTACAGAGACACATAGATTAGTTCTAGAGGGATTGTTTGGTTCAGTTGAGCAAGTAGTCACTACGAAAGAACTTATAGATAAAAAGACACTTGCAAACCTAAAGATAAAATGTATAACGCTTAAACATCCAGAGAAACGAGAAAGAATGACATATGCTGAAGAGTTGGATTATCTTGTTTCAAAAGAATCTAGGAATAAATTTATTTTGGATTTGTGTAATACTATTGACGGCAATACTTTATGTCTATTTCAGTTAGTAGAGAAACACGGTAAAATTTTATATGATGGAATGAAGGGAAATGAAAATGTTTATTTTGTATATGGTGGAACAGATACAGACCAAAGGGAAAAGATTCGTGGATTGGTTGAGAAACATAAAAACTCGACAACTATTGCAAGTTATGGCACTTTTAGTACTGGTATTAATATTCGTAACATTCACAACATCGTGCTCGCAAGTCCATCTAAATCAAAAATACGAGTCTTGCAATCAATCGGCCGAGGTTTGCGTACATCATCAACTAAAGATTCCATTTTAATATTTGATATATCAGATGATATAAGCTATAAAGGAAGACGTAATTTTACGTTAAATCACTTTCTAGAAAGACTAAATATTTATAACGAACAAAAATTTAATTACGAAATTAGTAAGGTTAAAATCAAATGAATACAGAAATCAGATTGTTGAAATTGACAAACGGTGAAGATATTATTGCTTATGTTAATGAAACGCCTGAATCATATCATTTAGATAATCCTTTATTAATGAGAATACATTCAAGACCCACTAAACATGGAATTCAAGAAGGCCTTCATTTGAGTAGATGGGTTCAACCTTTTTCTGAGGAAACAAATTTTTCTATCATGCGTCAACACGTAGTTCTTTCCACGGAAGTTTCTGATGGATTAAATCGTTATTACGAATATTCTGTAAAAAGCTTTGAAAGAGAAGAATATGAAAAAGGTAATCCAGAAATTTTAGGCCCAAGTGATGAAGAATTAGAAGAAATTATGGAAGAAGAGGAAGAAAATTTCCTATTATTAGATAGTCCTTCTAAAGCAATTCATTGAACCCTAGCATAGATAAATATAGTGGTTGTCAAGGGTAAAGTCAATACTCTTTTAAAAAAAATACAACGTATTTGTAAAGACCTTGACATTTTCTAAAAAATAGTATAGTATAGATTATATTTTATCCACAAGGAGTGATAATGGCTAGAGCAAAAGGCGAACATTACGTAGATAATAAAGTATTTCTTCAAGCAATGGTTGAATGGAAAAAAGAATGTAAAGAAAAAGGTGAACAAGTACCTGTAACAAATTATATTGGTGAATGTTTCTATAAAATAGCTACACATTTATCTTATAGGCCGAACTTTATAAATTATACATACCGTGATGAAATGATTTCTGATGGTATTGAAAATTGTTTACAGTATGTTAATAACTTTGATCCAGAAAAATCAAAGAATCCATTTGCTTATTTTACACAAATAATTTATTATGCTTTTCTACGTAGAATACAAAAAGAAAAAAAACAATCACACGTAAAAAATCAAATTATTGAAAAATCTAATTTTGATTTTTTTAGTGTAATGGATGGTGATGATAATACCTACCAAATGCAAAATTTCGATCCCAATTCATTTTTACCAGATGAAGATGTTTATAAACCTAAAAAGAAAGAAACTAAAAAAACAAAAGGATTAGAAAAATTTATGGAGGCAGATGAGTGAAGATTGCAATTATCACCGATACACATTTTGGTGCAAGAAACGATAATCTAAACTTTAACGATTATTTTTATAAATTTTATGATAATATATTTTTTCCTACTTTAAAAGAGCGAGGTATAACAACTTGCGTCCATATGGGAGATGTCACAGATCGGCGTAAGTATATTAGTTATAGAATTGCAAATGATTTTCGTGAAAAGTTTGTAGATCGTTTTAAAGAAATGGATATTGATCTTCATATTATTATTGGTAATCATGATACGTATTATAAAAATACAAGTGAGATAAATTCTATGCAAGAACTTGTGGGTTCAGATAATTTTAAAATTTATGTAAATCCAGAAATTGTAAATTTTGATGGTACGCCTATTTTATTTGTTCCTTGGATTAATAATAATAACTATGAAGTTTCAATGGAAGCATTAGAAACTGCTAACTCTGATATTATTATGGGCCATTTAGAGATTGATGGTTTTGAAATGCATAAAGGACAAATTGCTGAAGGAATGTTTGAAAAGAAACTTTTCAATAGATTTGAAACAGTATTCAGTGGGCATTTTCATCATAAGTCTGATGATGGCCAAATCTATTATCTTGGAACACCATATGAAATCTTTTGGAATGATTATGATGATCCAAAAGGTTTTCATATTTTTGACACTGAAACTAGAGAACTTGAACGTATCATAAATCCTTATACTTTGTTTGAAAAAATTTATTATGATGATACTACTAATGATTATAAAGAACATGATGTATCGAAGTATAAGGAAAAGTATGTCAAACTCATAGTGGTCAATAAGAAAGATTTATATCAATTTGATATGTTTACTGATCGACTACTCAAAGCTGATGCACATGAAGTTAAGATTATTGAAGATTTTTCAGAGTTGGATGCAAAAAATGTATCAGATGAAATCGTAGAAAATACAGAGGATACAATGACATTGCTTGAAAAGTATATTGATGAATTAGATGTTACACTAGACAAGAAAAGGCTTAAAAACACAATGAAATCCCTTTATAATGAAGCTCAAGATTATGAAAATTGATTTTAAAAACGGAAAACATAGAAGAGATTGGGTAAGAGATAGAAGAGTTTATTGGTTAAGAAAAATCAAAACTTCTATGGGTTGTGAAAAATGTGGTTGGAATGGTCATCCTATAGCATTACATTTCGCACATATAGACCCAAAAACAAAACATTTATCTTCAACTGGTGGTACTCATGGCCACGGTATTGATAATCTTTATAAAAGAATTTGTATTTCAGAAAAGTATAAAAATACAAATACTAGATATATTAAAGAATTAATTGCAGAAGTTAGAAAGTGTAAAATTTTATGTGCTAATTGCCATCAGATAGAGACATTTGAAAATAAAGAATATTATGGTCAAGAAATGCGTAAATACCGTATGGAAAAACATGATGCTCATCTTAGAAGAGGCAATAAAAATGCAAAAAAAGAAGAAGAATGTGGTAATCTGGAGGCTTTTCTTTGATAATTTTTAAGTATGTGAGATGGAAGAACTTTTTATCAACTGGTAATCAATTTACTGAAATACAACTAGATAGAAATAATACTACACTTATTATAGGAGAAAATGGTTCTGGTAAATCTACAGTTTTAGATGCATTATGTTTTGGTTTATTTGGTAAACCATTTCGTAATATTAGTAAAAACCAATTACTTAATAGTATTAATGGTAGTGGTTGTGTAGTTGAAGTTGATTTTAAAATTGGTACAAAATCATTCAAAGTGATTCGTGGTATCAAGCCAAACGTCTTTGAGATTTACATCAACGGTAAGATGTATAACCAAGATGCAAATGCAAGAGACTATCAGAAGTATCTTGAGCAGCAAATACTCAAACTAAACTATCGAAGCTTTACACAAGTTGTTATTCTTGGTTCATCTACATTTGTTCCATTTATGCAACTTAAAGCTCGTCACCGTAGAGAAGTTGTTGAAGAAATTCTTGATATTAAAATATTTTCAATAATGAATATGCTTCTTAAACATAAACTAAAAACTATAACGGAAGATCAAAGAGAAGTTAAGTATGGTGTTGACATAACAACTGAAAAAATTGAATTACAAAAAAAATACATTGAGGATGTAAAGAAAAATAAAGGGAAACTTATTACAGAAAAAAACGCATTACTTAATGGTAATGAAGAAGAGATACATATTCGACAAAAGAAGGTAGATGACCTTAAACAAGTCAATGAAGATTTAGGTTTTGATACTACACACCTAAAAGATACAACTGAAAAGGTTCAGAAACTAAAAGGTATTGATGCAACACTCAAAGAGAAAAGGTCATCAACAAAGAAGTACATAGATTTCTTTGAAGAAAATGATGACTGCCCTGTTTGTGAACAACATATTGATGAGACTTTTAAGAAAAATATGATTGCTACGAAACAAACTGAACATGACAAGTTTGACAATGGTATTCAAGAATTATCAGAGGAATTAAAAAAACAAGAG